GTTTGGCATCCTGTATAGGATCTATCGTCAGAATAACGCTTACCATGTCAACCTCCCTATCAAATCAGCAAGATAGAAGACAATGTATATCAACCCTGTTGTCCAGACGCCATAAAGTAGCAGCCTTTTCAGGACTGGTTTCCGAAGGCCGTTCCATGATGTATATTCAATGAGTCTCATAAGCTGAATCCCTCAATTCTGATATTTCCGCACCTTGCAAAAACCTCTGCTGTTTTATGAGCATCGTCCTCAAGCCCTGTAAAGTAATGCACTAATTCGTGTGCATACAACGCACCTTCGCTTTGCATCAGGATAGGTTCAGCCATGTAAACATAGTTAGATATCATGCAGGCCCTCACAAAATCATACCCGTTACACGGAAAAAGGTCACTGACTATTACAATATGCACAGGATTGAATCTTGAAACATCAACCCCGACACACTCGGCAGTCTCATACCAGATAACCTCAAGGTCTCCGTACTGCTCACCTTCATACAGGATGGAAACATCACTGAAATCAGCCCTGGGACTGCCCCCGCAACCTGTTGCTTCAAGAAGAAATGAGAGCAGGATCCCAGTTAGAAATCCAGCAATAACTGCCAGGACCCTGTGGAATCTTTGATTGCTCCTCAACCTCATGCTCATGATGTCTCCCTCACTAACTGTGCATCGGAAAGAGCCTTACGCCAGATCTTGATATTTTTTATGTAACCATAAAGTGCATTACCAGCAGAAGACGAACCTACATACATCTCAGTTGCTAACCGAGGAGATATAACAGATCCTCCTGAAGACAATGAACCGTCATATCCTACAGTATAATTACTGTTCTTACGACTGATAACCCTATACATCTGCCCTCCAGTTATCGTAACTGCCTTTAGCACACTCTGCCCCATTGACCCATCATACTCTGCAATCGTAAAACCTGTAGGGCCATTGTAACCAAATATAGTGTAAGTCCAAGGACCAAAACTATCTCTTCTAAGAAAATGAGATGGTGCAGGAAACGAAGTAACAAATTCTACTTCTGCATACAGTGTGTATGAGGCTGTCCCGTATGGTATTTGGTCTGGATAAGTCAAAATATCGGAACTCCTTGTAACAGCAGTGCCTTCAGTATAGATAGGACTGGAAGGAAAGGAGGAGTTAAGCTCAACTTGAGGCCAATCAATTACAATTGAACCTGTTGCAGCACTTTCGGTGGTCCCCCAAGTGGTGGTAACGGCCGGATAAATACTCACCTGTAAAGAAGTGTTCCCGCTTGAGTTATTTGTTGCATTAACTTTTACTCTCCACCAATCACCCCAATCTTCTATTTCGGTTAGATCGCTGTTTGTATTAATCCTGTTATAATAAGCACCCGTTTTGGTATTAACTTGAACAATGTGATATACAGAAGTTGTCCCACCTTTTAGCACACACTGTATCTCTGGAAACCTTGTTTCATCATTGTCCTTCTTAATGAAAACAGACAGTGTATGTGTATTACTATCATCGGGGATTGTAAGTGTTTGATATATATATTCAATGGTTGCCCCATCATCCTCAATAGTCCATGCTGTATTGGCTACTCCATCTATACCAACTTGATTCTGTGTAATAACTGGGGTGTTTGTGTTGCTCCACACCGCATTACTCAAATCCCTGCAATAAAGCAGAGAGTTCGTCCTCTGCCCCTCCCTGTGGATACCCTTTAAAGTCGTAGAGGATATAGCAGGGCCTTGAGCTTCCGTGACAACACCATTGGCATCAACGGTATTGCCATTCTCATAGGGGAAATACTTAACTCCGTCAACACCTGCTCCGTGGTAGGGAGCGGAGAGGACATTAGTTGAAACATACTCGCTTGGGTTCTGATTGGTCTGGCCGGTGACGTCCTGTATTTGGATTTCGGTGATATAGATTGAAAAAGAATTCGTAAGTTTATTTACAGATGATGGTGAATATATTGCGATATAAGCATTACCAGCAATAGGGGGAGTCCCATAAGCACTCAACACTATCCAATCAGATACCAAGTCGTAAGTAGAATCAAGATATACTTTACCTACAGCCCCGGGGCCATCGTAGCTTAAAACTATTTGTTCCGCTCCTGTTAAATTGCGGCTTGCTCGAACTTTCATTCTCCAACGGTAAGTTTTTGTAGGGGATACACCAACCTTTGCAGATGGGCCGCTTTCATTTGTTGCCCTCGATGTATTCCAATTATAAACCCCCGCAGGAAACGTAGCAGACATACATCTGACACCTTGATAAGTAGTGTCATTACTTACAGTAGGTGGATTAGTCCCCGCTCCTGTCCATCCAGGAGATCCATACTCAGAATACGCCTGTAAATTCTCAACCCTCCTCGCCCCTGCAAACCGGGCCTCGTTTGCTTTAACCTCTATCAGGCGGCCCTCGAAATCCACGACTGTCGCCGAAGTCGTGCGGGAGAAGGTAGGAGGGCCATAGCCCCTTCTCAAAAAGAGCGAGTGGGTGAGTGGAGTATTGAAATCAGGACCAGAATCTTCTCCAAAAGGGGACCCCACAGTCGGTTCAAGCACACTTTTAACTGCCCGGTCAATTACAGACATCTTCGCTACTCCTTATTCGTAACGTTGCGAGGCTGTCACCTTCACAGCGTTTGTCGTTGCAGTTTTTGTCACTCCATACTTATGCCCACTCCTTACAGTCACCATCTTGTTGTCACTTGTCAACTCGGCCTTCACTCCTTCTATGTAGAGTTCCTCCCACGAGTCGCCATCATGAAAATGTATTGTTACGCTTTCCCCTGCCAACAGGCCGCTTGCTGCTATAGTGAGTGGCAGGGCGGGATCGAAACCTACTTTGTCTGTGAGAGGGACAGGGGTTGATACGGCACTTGTTGTTGCCTCGATTATAGTTGTCATGCTTTCACCTCCTCAAAAATGTTCATTATCATAAATCGCGTCCTTCCCTTCGTCTTCCTCTATTGCGTCAATGCAATGATTCGGGTCGATCTTATCAAGTATCCAGGCGAGCCATCTCACATACCACCTTGCCCTGTTTGCCCTGATGAGTTTCCCCATCCGCGATGATATGGTTTCGTCAGGATCACCCATAAGGATAGCATTGACCAACTGGTCTATGCCTATCAGCACATTAACGAGATACTTCCTTATCATTTTCAATCGTCTCCAGTAACATCGGTGATATAAACCAGACGTCTATATCGTATTTCTCAACCACTCTGCCTAGGCGGTCGTAATATCTCCAGTCCGATTCCTTCTCAATGATGAGCAATATCCCGGGCTTCTTGCCGGTGAGGATGGAGTAGAATATCGCCTGTCCGACTGCCTCCTGCCACTTCTCGGCATAATCCACCTCAATTGCATGGGTCCTTGTGACACAGTCAATGCGGGCGATCGTCTCACCCTCGCTCTGAAACGGCACCTCTACCCTGCCGCCGATGTATTTGCACCACGGCCACTGATAAGCTCTCTCCTTGTACAAGTGTCCCGCCCCTGCCACAGAGGGCAGGAGCAGGAGTATCGCAAGTATGAGCAGCAGTCTTCTCATTGAGCCACCCCCGGAGCAGGATTTGTGACGCTATTGTCTGTGCTGGGATTGTAACTTTCCGTAACAGGGTTATAACTTTCCGTAACAGGGTTATAACTCTCTCTGATCGTTGTCTCTGTCGTAGTAGTGGTGGTCGTTTTCGAGCTGGTGAAACCACCGGCATAGTCACCGTAGGTGACATTATGCCCGGCATTCTTGCCAATCACATCTGCCAGATCGACCAGGCCATTGCTGATAACACTAATTCCCAATATCTGACCAGCCACCCTCACGGCAGTATCAAGCACCCTCCAGCCCGGATGTGGAGCGGACCTCGGGGGCGGTGGTATTGTCGATCTGCCGGAATTGGCATAACAGGTGATCTTCTTGATCCCGGACACATTCTCACTCTCCTTGAATTCGATCTCACAAGCAGGCTTCTGTTCCTGCTGAAGTGCGGCCAGTTGCAGTTTGTACATTTCGAGACTGGCCTTATCAGGGTTGCTGGCACACCCAACCAGCAGGAACGCAAACAGACAGATTATGATGATGAACCATCTCATTTCTCCACCTCCTCGATCTTGATGTCATCCGTCCTGAACGCATGAAGGACAGACCTGATCATGTTCACAGCCTTGGCCTTCCTTGAATACGCCTCAGAGGTCATGAGTATCCTGCCATTGCGCGCAACCAGCCTGACCCTTGCCTTGCCTTTTCTGTCTTTGAAAATCTGAAACTTCATCTTGCCACCTCCAAAGAGTGAGATTAACCTATAAAGCAAATAATGCAGCACCTATAACCACCCCCAATCCTGTGTAGCCCATGGCCTTTTTGAGTTCATCAAAGAAAGATGGTCTTGCCTGCTTGATCGCCTGCTTACACCGTGTCCTCTCGTCTGTCAAAAGCCTGTCCATCTGTTTTATGGTTGCCTGCTGGGACTTAACAAGTTCATCGAGGGCCTCTATTTTCTTCTCAAGCATCTGCACCTGAGCCTCAAGGGTGTCAACCTGCCGCTCCAGGACTGACTTTTCCTCAATGGCCCGATACAGCCTGTTTGCCGTGGCCTTGTCAAAACAGATCAGGTCTTCTGCATTAACGACTGACGACCACAGCAGGATAACCAGCCCTGCTGAACAGATCAGCCAGAACCTTGACATCCCTGTCCGGCTCATTCCTGATTGCCTCCCTTTCCTTTGAGATTGCCGTCAGGTCCCGCTTGAGACGGTTGATCTCCCGGGAATATTCCCTGACCCTGCCTGAGAGTTCCTTCTGGACCCTCTTGTTGCTCTCAATGATCTCCTGCTGATTGGCTATGGCGATCTCCATGTCAGCCCTCACCTGTGACTGATGCCAGTTGTACCAGACAGATGCGACGAACAGGATCGCCACGGCTATGAGTATGTTTCTGCTATTTACCAATCTGGACACTTATCTTCTCCGCTAACTTATTCACCCCATAAAAGGCTCCGCAGAGCGTTGCCAGCGAGGACGGTATATCCGGCATCACCTTCGTGTGCCAGACGATATATCCAGCATAAACGAGGTAGCAGAGCACTATCAATACTGACAGCACCCTGCCCGTCGATACCTTGCCGTCCTTCTCCCGGAGCATCATCCGACCCTGTCCTTGAAGTCCTCAACCTTGCCGATAATCTTATCGACCTTCTTCCGGTTTGCCCGGCCCACAAGGACCCCGGCCACAAACCCTGCGATTGCCCCGATCACAAAAGCCCCGACTATTTCCATCTGTCTCCTCCTTCCTGCCCCGTCAGCCACTTAAGGTAACGGGCCTTGAATAACTTTTTGATTTTCAGCAGCGGAATTTTAACCACAAAGGTAATTTTCCGCTCACCGGAAATTTCCTTCTCTATCTCTCTCAGGCGGTCCATTCCCATTGAAACATGCTATACATTCTTCTCTCGTTATAGCCGGCCCTTTCATACTCAGATACACCTTGCATCTGATCTTCGCACAATCACCCCTGTCTATCATCCCGAAAGCCCACTTCACGAATCTGTCAATGTCAACCCTCTTAAATGCCCTGTTCATGGCAACTGAAAATGACAGAGATCCCTGTTTTTCCACCTGCCGCCCCACACCAGTCCCACGCTCTCGCCAATACTGCCCGCCTCCTCATAATCAGGTATGTCGTTGTCATTCACGTCCGCCTTGAGGTTCCAGAGTGCTATCTGCCTGTCGCCCTCTCGCTTGATGATCGCAATATCAAATGCCCTGGCAAGGTCATTGTCCAGGTCCTCGTCAAACATATTCGTGACATGCCTGGAGTTCAGCGTCCATGTCACCTTCCGTGTCAGGCTCGCAAGGGGCACATCAGTCCTCATGCCTGCCACTTCCCGGAACTTGATGACCTCGCCGGCCGGGAGCCGCCCCTGAACGTAGAGGGCCATCTGCTCAAGGATCGACCGGGCCGTGCAGGTGATGATATAGGGTATACCCTTCCGCTTCATCTGGTAGTCGAACTCGTGGAAGATCACCTGGAGTTCCGGGACGAGTAATTTAATATCACGGGATGCCATATTATCCGCCTCCCTTTTTCAGCATGATCAATGCCACCACTACCGAGACTACCAGTGATGTTGTCAGTGATACGCCGCCGGAGAGCAGCCCGATCCGCCAGTACAGGTTTTTTATGTCTACGAACATATCGTCCTTGATCTTCTTGATGTCATCCCTGATGGAGCCTATTGCGCCCCAGATATTGTCTATATCGCCTTTGCCATCCGCCTTGATCTCCTCGATCGACCGTTCAATGTTCGAGAGTTTCTCCAGGACCTTTGCCTTGAATTTTGCTGAATCTACGCGTTCCTCCTGGCATCTGTCATAGAAATCGCACCTTGCCTCTTCTGTCATCAATCTCCTCCTGTGACTTCTGATTCTGCAGGACGGGTCGAGCACCTGCAACGTGGGTGCGTGTCACGCACAGGCAGGGGAGTCTCCTCTATGGGATAATCTCCTGCCAGGGCCATACAGATCGGGCAGGCATCGGGTGCCGGAGTGAACTCCACCATCTCCAATTCCCGCGCCCCCCATTCCTCAAGTTTTGCCCTTTCAGCAGCCATTGCAAGTTCAGACCTGGCGAGGCGCTCCCAGTCGGAGTTTGCATTGCCGAACAACTGTTTCAGCCTGTCTGCCACGACTTTCGGATTTGTCCCTGCTATCACCATTGCATCAAGTTCAGGCAGGATTCTGTCAAGAATATGCAGGGTTCCTCTGTTCTTTACCAGCTCAAACCCGGTCTCATAAAGTTCCTGCAGTATCTCATTATTCTTGATGATATTGAGCACCGGCTGTTCTGATCCAAGCATTACTGCCGCCTGGATCAGCCCGAGTGAGTAGGACAGGTCATAATAATACTTGACTGCCGAATCCTCATACTTGGACGGATCGTAGCCGTCCACCCAGTCTTTCAATGCCTTCATGATTGCGGCCCGCTGTTCTTCCGTGTAAACAAAAGCCTCTTCAGAGGGGATCTCCTGCTTCCCCAACGAGACCTCCTCAGAAAACCCAAGTATCATCATCACCCTGTCCCTGAGTTCTGCCCAGTCGTCTTTGAGTTCCTTCTCGTAGTCCTCTTCCGCCTTGTCCAGTTCAGGCCACCGAAAGGGCCTCTGAAGCTCCTTCCCTCCACAGGCGTGGCAATGATGTCCTTTACCTCCCTCTCCCTCTGGGAGAGGGTTGGAGTGAGGGTCTTCTCCCTTTGCCTTTTGCCCATTGCCTCTTGCCTGTTTTCGTGGTATCTCCTCCATCGGTATCCCTGCCTGCAGGTAATACATATCAGCCTGGGCATTGAGGAACCTTGCCCGTGCCTGCTTTTCAATATCGTGCAGATTGGCGGTCTGGAACTCTATCCACCAGTCGCCTTTTTTCCATGTCCTGCCCCTCAGGAGGAGCAGGGTCCTGATCAACCGCTCAAAAAAAGGCAGTTTGGCGGCCTGCCTTGTGGCCACATCCTGCAGAAGCATCGTCACTTCTTTGTCTGCCATCCTTTCAGTTGTTGACCAGTGGAGCCCGAGCATCCAGGGCGGGAGCCCTGTCTTTGCCACGATCTGCTCCACCACATGCCTTGCCGGGACCTCAAGCTCAAGCACCTGCCCGTCTGCACCTATAACAGATATCTCAAAGTCAGAGTCCTTGTCTATCACAGAGACAAAGTCCATCGACTGCCCCTCCCGCTTCTTTCTGACTGCTGTATCAAACTCGTCAGCTATCTTCTTGCGCCGCTCCTCAAGCGTATCAGCCCCCAGGGTGCGCTTGCCTGCCTTGTAGGTGATCCTGAATGAGGGGTCTCCGAACCGCTCCCAGACGTTCAGTAGAGAGTTGTGCATGGTTGCCAGGATCTTGGAAACAAACTCCATTGACCGCATGATCGATGTGCCATAGGGGTTCTGGTTCTCATTGTCCACTGAGAAATAGAGCAGATTATCAGGCTTCAGAGGCCTCCAGTCCTTATCTCCGTCGGTCTTCTGGTATATCCCGATGCCGCCATCCTCCCTGGCGAACTTGATTGTCTTTGAATCAGCAACCTTCAACTGGACAATATCGGTACGCTGTCTGTCAGTGATGAACTCACCAAGGCCAAAGCCCTGCTCAAAAGCCTCGTTTGTCATGTTCTGATGAAATGCCTGAAGGCCCTTCTGGAGGTCATTAACCTGGACATTCTCCATCCAGTCCTTTATCTCCTCAACGAGTGCCTCGTTCCTTCCCTTCACGACAAGATGCCCGTCAAGGGCAACAAGTTTCCAGATCGCAGCGTCTATGATGGGTATAGCCTCACGGAGCACCTCGTAAAACTCAGTTTCCACCTTGCGGGGAACCCATTTCTGAAAGAAACTCGTGTATGGGCCCTGCCCATCAGAGGGCCTCAACTGAGACCGGAAACTTGCCTGTGGCGCTGCCTTCTTTATCTCAAAACCGAATATCCTCAATACCCTGCCCCCACTGAAAAGATATCCTCAACAGGGTCATAGAGCAGATGGGCAAGTTCCTGAACCCTGTCTGCGTCAATCAGATGGTCATCCTCTTTCTTGAATATTCTGTGCTTGCTGCCCTGACGACAGGTATGATTCGGATAGAAGAAAGCGAAGTCCGGGTCAGGGGGATACTCCAACTCCTGGCGCTGCATCTTCTTGACAAGGATGTCCGTCGCCAGTTCCTTCAGCGTGATCTTCGCAGGCTTGCCAGTCTTGGAATCAATGATCGGCTCACCATCTTCATTAACATTCTCAGTCGTGGACTCAAACATGAATCCCCTGAGCCTTTCGTCATACCCCTTGTGTTCGTATATCTGAAGGCCCTGAAGGTCATGAGCCACGGCAGAGCCTGCATTGCCGAAG